TAACTTCAAATAATGATCTTTCTTGGTTTAGATAATCTTGTGTTGTTATATTCCACTGAGCCATTAATTAGTCACTCCATGTTAAACTTTCTGGTCTGTATCTTTGTGCGTTTTTAATTTTAATTGAATCTGGTGATGCTGGATAAATGTTGTGAACAATTGCTCCAGGATATTCGCCCTGAAGTTGTTCAGCAAGTGCATTTTTATCCATCATCTTACCTTCAACTTCTAATCGATATAATCTTCCTTGCCAAACAACATCAGCAAGAAAAGATTCACCAACTGGTTGTGATTGTGGTTCAGATGCTCCGATATAGAGATTGCCGTTAAAATCTCCGGCAATATTGACACTTTCGGACAAAAACTTTTTAAATGATTTCATTAGTTGCAGTTCCAACGACGGAGAGCTTTGTTAATATTGCTGTCTGGATCTCTTGCAGTTTTTGCAGAAGTCAATTTAGATTTCATTCCTTTCATTCTACGACAAAATGATTTGCGACGAGATGCTCTTTTACCTGTTGGATTTTTTTCAGTAACCGCAGTTTGAAGTTTTGAACCTGGATTCTCACGACGATATGCATTTACTGCTGCTTGACTTAATCCTGCAGTCCTGTCTTTGCGATTAACTGATTGCCAATCTTCTTCAACTTCAACATATTCAACTTGTTCGCCATATGGTTTTACATATTTTTTTGAAGGACCAGGACTTGCTGCACTTCCTCCAGCATATTCATTTGTTTGTAAAAACTGTTCTCCAGGTTTAATATCAGAAATTTGATATGATTGAACTTTTGCCCCAGGATAAACTTTTTCAATTTGATCCTGAACTTCATTTCTGTTTGGTTTTGTAGTTTGTGGGAAGAACATTTTCATCATGTAATATTTTCCTCTCCAATTTAAAGTGACCAGGATGATGTTGCCAGTTTTTGCTGGAATACGAACTGCTTCATCTACCATGGATGGACATTCTTTTTTACCATGAACAGGACATTCATCACCTTTGTGCGTGTGGTTGCATGGATCTTGCTCTTCTTTCTTCACACAACGATTATAAGTTTTTCCAAATAAAGTTTGTGTTCCTTTCTTTTCATAACCAGGCCAACACTTTTGACCTTTTTCGTTTAAAGTAACTAATCCCAATTCTTCTAAAACTTTCATTTGAACGGGGCTAAAACCCTCTGATTTATTGCCCCAACTGTCTGCACCTACCTTACGACATTTCACTAGTGCTCCAGAGGCATATGCAGAGGGCCAGACGCGATATCTTGACTTAACCTTATGATAACAAGCATCTTTTTGACCGCTACTTTTGCCTTTAGAATCTTTAACTTCTAAAACAATTTCTTCTTTATTCATTTCACCACTATCAACATAATCTGCCGCGCTGTCCAGATAATCAGCAGCTTTTGTGATTTTTGATTGTACCCATGCTTCTACATTTCCTTCACCTTTTGCCATTTTCTTTTGAAGTCTTTTGGCAGCATTAACTATTGTTGAGAGTTCTGAACGTGCCATGGAGTACTCATGGTCTCTTTCTTCTTTCATTTTCTTCTTTGGGGAATCAGTGGGTACATATGTTGGTTTTGCAGCGCCAGTTTTTTGTTGTTGACCAGGATCTGCTGCTTTTTTTCTTCTTGCTGCAGCACGCCTCTCTGCTGGAGTCATGCTTGCTCTTTTTGCAGAAGAAACGCATTTTGGAGTTCCTTCTCCAGGTTCATCACTTGCACATGTGCCACCAGTCACAACATTTACCCAACCTGCCTTTCCATCTTTTGACCTGGACTTTCCGAACCAATCACGAAGACCCTCTTCATCAATTGATGCTCCAGTCTCTTTAACAAGCATTCCAGCAGGATCAATCATAAATCCGGCAGGAATTGGTTTACATTCTTTATTAGTAAAACAATAATAATATCCAGATTTGCATTTTTTAGATTCTTCATATGCCATACCAACTTTAGTATGTTTAATCTCACCTTTTTGTTTTGAAATCAATTTTTTTGATGCTGGTTGTACGTTAATACTCACTGGATTTTCATCAGGAATTTTTTTCTTTGGATTATCAAAAACATCAACATCACCATCAGCATCACGATCAACATATTGGACTGTTGAGTGATGTACTAATTGTTTTAAATCTAAATTGGGATCCAACTGATGTTGTTTTCCTTTTAGATGTGGTGTTTTATGTGAGAACTTTGGAGTTTTCATTCAACTGGTTTAGATTTAGTTTTTTCACCTCTTGCTCTTCTTTTTCTCCCCGCGCAATGAGCACGTTGAGAGAATCCTTTTGGATTTGAGCAATCGATACTCTTTTTATATTTATTCGTCCAATCTTCTTGGAATTGTTTAAATGTTTTCATTAGATTTTTGTGAGAACTTTAGATATTTTAAAAGTTGTCGAAACATCTGATGTTGGAATAACCAAAATCCTTACATTTCCAGAATTAATATCAGCATCAAAAGATGCTAAAGATTCTGAAGTTCTAATAGTTCCAAATTCACTAATATAAACATCCGTACCATCATGCAGTACATTCAAGGTAGTTAAGTGATAAAGTGTTCCTCTTGTTATTTGAATTTGATATTGAGCAGAGCGATATATGTTAATATTAAAAGTATCTATACTCGTAGACGATGTTGTTGTTGTTGATGATGATGCGGATTGTAAAGAAACTAATGAATTAGAACCACCAGATCCAATTTCAATTCCAGACCTCGCTGTCACAATTCCTATTGAATCAACATTAGTAACATCCTCATATGTTAATGTTCCTCCAATAGAAACATTCCCACTAAAAGTAGCATTGGAAGCAATGATTGCTCCTACAGTTATATTTGGTGTTCCAGAAAGACCTGTTGCGTTGCCTGTTAAAGGTCCAACAAAATTTGTTGACGTAACAACACCAACAGACATTCCAAGATTTGATGTATTGCCATATATAAGTGTTTGGTTTAAAGTTTGAGTTCCTCCTCCTCCACCACCACTCGTTACAGCAGCTCCAACCCATTTATCTAATGAGGAATCATATTTTAGATAAAAATCATTTGTTTTTGCAGTACTCCTATCAATATCATCTAAAAACTCAAGACGAACTTCACCGCCCCCACCTTGAGCATTTATGAGGTTTTTTAAATATTCAAGCTCTCTTCTTATTTTTGCAATCTCTGGGTCTTTTACGTTCTCTTGTATTTCCTCTTTTGTTTTTATTTGTCCTAAAATTTTAAGAGCATGGTCTACAGTATCTTCTTTTTTTATTCCTGGTTCTGTTTGTACATTTTCTTGATCAGGTATTTCAAATATTAGTTCTTCTCTTATTGTTTGAACTAAAGGCGCGTCTATAGGTTCAACTACTACTTCTTCAATAATTTTTTCTTTTTTTACTTTTATAGGTTCAGCATACAACCAAGACTCTAAAGCCTTAACTTGTTTTTCAATTTGTTTTTCTTTTCTTTCCTTTTTCTTTTTTTCTTCTTTTACCGATTCTTTAACTTGAGTGAAAAGAGAATCAATATTAATATCTCCAACAAGAGACTTGAACTCGTCTTCTTTTTCTTTTTTGGCTTTACCTATAAGTGAGAAAAATTCTTGAAGTTCTGTGCTCATTTTTTATCATTTTCGTTTTTCTTTAATAGTTTAGCTAATTCTGCAGTAGATCCAACAAACAAAGCATTGGTTACATTTGTTGGTCCTTTTGTATTATCTTCGGTAACTTCTTTTACCTTTTTTTGTAAATCCATTAACTTATCTGTTGCATCAGCAACATTTTTTATTAATTGTCCAGCCACTTCATATGCTCTTGGCATTTCACTTTCTTGAGCAAGTTCTAAAATTCCATTAATTGCTTCTTGCCCTTTTTCAATTAATGAGTACAAATTTCCTCTAGTATAATCATAGTCCTTTTTGATGTCATCAACAAAATTTGAAGATGCAACTTCAATATTCGTGTTTTCTTTTTCAGTAGAAACAATACTGCTTTCTACATTAAAAGCGTCATCTAAATTTTTATAGTTCTTTGACATTTTCATAATTACGATATAGTTCCACTAAATCCAAAATCATCACCATCAGCAATAAGAGCATTATCTGCAGATGTGATAGATTTAATAGCGGCTCCAGTTAAATGGGTGGCAATGGTTGTTCCGTCCCTACCTCTCTCTACAGTAACGCTGTTACCAACTATTGATGTTATATAAACTTCTTCACCGTCAATATCTAGGTAAGTTTTTGTTGTAAGGGCACTCGCATCATTTACATGGATGATTGTGTCAGCAATAGCAACATCTTTTGCTAAATTAGTAATAACTGTTCCTGTATAATTTTTAATCGCTCTAGGAGTGGAGACATAAGAAAGTTCTCTAGATGTATTGGTAGTATCAGTGCCAGTGAGATAACTGATTCTTGCTGTTCTGATAATATCGGAAGTAGCAGTAGATACGGGACCAAACAAATATGTCTTTGCAGAAAACCTTAAAGTATAAAGTAAAACTCTTCGTGTAGAAAAATTTCCTTCATAATCATCTTGCATTGTAATATTTTCAAGCACAACTGGGATATCTCTTTTTTCGTTTATGCCAGATTCTACAAGAGTAACTGTTAGATTATACGCTGGTTGAAAATATGGAAGAATTTGCTCAACAATTTGCAAAGCATCATCATTTAATTTACACATGATGCTTAACTCAAATTGCATGTTATATGGAACTGGCATATATGCTTTCTTTGTTACATTGCCAGTTGTTTCATCTGCAACGGTAAATTGTTGGGTTGTGGTTACTTTTCTTGATGGATCATATGTAATTCCAGTAAACTCAAATGACATTCTAGGAAGAGTAATTTGAGTTGATTTGTTGAGATCTGGGGATTGTTCTAATCTTGCTAAAAACTTTTGCGTTGGACCATATGCAAGAGGCACTTTAATGACATCTGTAACAACATCAGAAGAGTTTGTGTGCTTGATTGAAATGTCATTAAATAAAGTTCCAAATGCAATCACCGTTTTTCGTAAAATTTGGTGATAAAAATACTCAAACATTTTTTTGCCCTTGCAAACAATAAGTTAATAAGAATTATTTAGGTTAAGGTTGTCCAAATGGATTTTTTTCATTAAAATCAATAATAGAATCAGATTCTAATTCAATTTGATCATTGTCTGCATATCCATCGTCTTGCGGGCTGACATCAACAGACAACAGTGGGTGAGAAGCACCAGATATAGATCCAATAATATTTTCACTGACTGTAAATGAACCATTTACATTATAAACGTCTAAAGTATTTGTTCCGGAGTTCCAATTTCTAACTCTTGCGGTTGTACCACTTATAGATCCTGTTACAATTTCATTAAATTCAAAATCTCCTGCCGCAGTTGAAGATGGTGCAGAAATAGTTACTATTGGCGCAACTGTGTACCCTGCCCCAGCATTGGTAATATAAATCGCAGATATTGTTCCAGACGTGCTTACGATTGCTGTTGCTGCAGCTGATACGGTAGATATTCCAGTAAATGTGATAGTTGGAGAGGTTGTATATCCTGATCCACCACTTGTAACTGTGACAATGCCAACAATAGCATTTTCAATTACTGATGTTGCAGCAGCTCCACTTCCTCCACCACCTATGAATTTGATTCCCGGAGCTTGAGTATAACCGGCACCCGCATTGATAATTCTAACACTCTGGACAGATTGAGCCCCTGGATTTACGTTGTCTGTGCAAACAACTATACCACCAATCATAACTGCAGTGGCAACACCGGTGATTCCCCCCGCTGGGGCAGATCCAACTCCAACGGTTGGAGTACTAGTGTATCCTCCGCCCCTATTGGTAATAGTGATTGATTTTATACCACCATTAACAACGCCAGCAGTCGCCGTAGCAGTCACTCCGACTCCAACTAAAGTCAATTTTTGTATTGAACCAAGTAAAATAGTTCCTCCATCAGAACCATCTATTGGTTGTAATAGATCATCAATTTCATCAACTCCAGTATCGATGACTTCATCTTCATATCTAAAGAGTTCGCATCTTAATTCATAAACGTAATTTTTTTGAAGTTGATAGAATGGTTTTTCATGCTCAACATATTTTATCTCAAACAAACGATCTCCAAGAGGGAAATAAATTAAATCTCCCTCTTTTGGTCTTGAAGATAATTTGATATTCTCTTCATTTTTAATTAAGGGTGATATATATGTGTTAAATCTTTCTTGAGATATAATAAGATTAATTTCATTAGTAGCTTGTATTCCAAATTTTGATAATAAAGTTGGGTTTTCTGCATATCCTTCATAATTTTCAACATAA